GTACTAGGGGTGTGTACCAGCATGTGTACCAGCATGTGTACCAGTCAAAAAAGAAACAAAATGGCTTAGGTAAAGGGATTCAGCTGGTGTGTACCATGTGTACCAGTAAATTGAAGTAAATAAATTCTAGAGGTGTAAAAAAGATACAGCTGCTTTATGAGAAAAGCAGGATCTTTTTGTGGTACACATGGTACACATGCATGGTGCATGGTTTAAAAACAGAAACAAAACAAACGGTTAAGTGTGTACCGCTTTGTGTACCAGTTACGAGACATGTTGGTAAATGTCACTAACGTCCGGTACACGGTCGGTAACGTGCAGGAAACTGCTGGTACATGCGTCGAACGGGCACAAAAAAACTCCATGTGACATGGATCATGGGGCATGACGGGCACGCAAAGCCCCGGCGCTAGCCCGCCGGAGCGCGTGACTCCGGTTTGGGATAAAAAAAGGGAGCCGAAGCCCCCTTGATGGTTGATCATGAGTCGTTGTCGATGTAGAGGAAGCCGTCCATTTCCTCGATCTCGTCGAGGGAGTCAGCGATGTCCATTGCTGAGAAGGTGATTAGGCCTAGCAAGATGTCGCCGGGGTTCTCCTTGGCGTATGACCATGCCTGAGATGCGTAAGGCTTGGATTTCTCGATAGCCGATGTAGCGATAGGCTTGGCTTTTGCCATGATGTCGTCGAATTTGTTCCACTTCATTATGCGTACTCCGTCGTCAAGTGTTGAATGAACATTTTAAGGTTCCACCCTGCGATAACAGTAAGGGCAAAGTGGGTGAGGATTCCTCCGATAACTGAAAGGAAGGATGTGCTACCAACAAGGGCGCAGAAGCCAACAGTGGTGATTGTTATAGTCAACAGGCCCAGAAGGATGCTGAAGGTAGCTAGAAAGTAGGTCTTGAGTTGCATAGTTAGATCTCCGTAGAGGTTGGTTAGTGCCAAGGACAGGGGTCATCGGCGGGGTAGTGAGTACCACATACATCGCAGTAGTACTCAAGGTCTATGGGTGGGTAAGTGTTGCCATCGGTAGCAGGTGTAGGTGCGAGGTATTCCCACTCGGTGTCGATTGCGATCCACTTGACTTCTGGGGGTTCGGGCTCTTCTAAAGGTTCATCGGGTAGAAGACAGAGGGGTAGAAGCCAGATTAGTGCGAAGACAGCATCGAAAAGCCAGTGCTCTCCAATGATCATTGTCCAAGCGCAGTAGAAGGTAGCACCAAGCATTGCCCAGCAGATAACTGCCAGACAGGTGAGTAGGGAGGGATAGCGCATGATTAGATCTCCTTGACTTTAGTCCAGTGCTTGAGGGTGATGGAGCGGCGTTCGGTGAGGACGGGGATCATCGTGTCCTCGATGTACTTGTCTGAGACGGGACGGTGGAAGCGGTAGACTTTGTTGGACTCACTGAGTGCGTACAGTGCGGTCTTGTCTTTCTTACCTCGGCGTAGGGTCTTGATCGATATCTGGCGTGGCATGGCGTATCTCCTTGAGATGGATGAGTAAGTTACACCCAAGTGCAATAAGCGAAAGGACGAAGGACGCATCGGGGGTTACTGCCTGACAAGGTTCGATGTAAGGGACACAAAACAAGGTTCAAGAACCCGGATCGGGGGGATGGGGTGTGGTGTGTGGGGGCAGGGAGACAATGAGTGAGCGATATAGATAAAAATTTTGAAATTTTTTTGCAGCAAATTTTTACCCGGGAGTATGTCGCACTTGCTTAGAAACGCTATATGATGCCACTTGCGACTAATTAGAAGTGTCGAGTAACATACGAGCCATGTTAGACGACGACACACTTTCTCATACTGAGTTCCAAGCTCATGCACCATATATGGGCTTAAGCATCAGTTCTCTTACTGTTCAGCAAGAAAAGCTGGTCATGCTCGTTGCTTCAGGAATGTCTGTTGCAGCAGCAGGTCGTGCAGCAGGATACGCATGTGCGCAATCAGCTAATGTCGCTATTAACTCCGAAAAGTGCCAAAAAGCGCTTAACTACTTTCGAGAGCAGTATCGAGAGAAAGTCGAGTTCACGGTTGCCAATGCCCACTCCATGTATATGGAGGCATACACTTCTTCGGTAAATGCTACCGAAATGAAAAACACCACAGATAGCTTGGTCAAGCTACATGGTCTGGTACAGCCGGATAACACCACACAAGTAAATGTTCAGGTAAACGCATCTGCGAAACAGCTGGAGCGCTTGTCTGATGAAGAACTAGTAAAGCTGGTTGGAAAGGACGATAACTACTTGGAGCCCGTCGTTGGAGGTTGAAAAGCGAGAGTGCCGAGTATGTAAAACGTTACAGCCAGAAACACTGTACGCATCGACCATGAGCCATGAATGTGTCTATTGCACAGCCAAACGGCAAGACGCATTACCGATTCCAAAAGAGAAAGAAAGCGCAACACCACTCGAAGAGGAGACGACCCTTGAACAAAAAGCTAGGGCTGAACTGGCGTTACGTATACTCACCAGAAAAAGGTTGCTACCGTTTGTCGAACGTTTTAACCCCGATTACAACGCTGGTTGGGTCCATAAAGACATCTGTCGTAGGTTGGAGCAATTCAGCCGTGACGTGGATGAAAAGAAAAGTCCGAGACTTATGCTCTTTATGCCGCCTCGACATGGTAAGAGTACGCTTGCGTCGATTGCGTTCCCGGCTTGGCATCTGGGTCGCCACCCGAATCACGAGTTTATATCTTGTTCGTACTCAGGCTCGCTTGCGATGGGCTTTAGTCGTAAAGTCCGTTCGTTACTACGCGACCCTTCATATAAGACGGCGTTTAAAACGCGCCTTGATCCGGATTCGCAAAGCGCTGAAGCGTGGCTGACCACAAACGGTGGTGGCTATGTAGCGGCGGGTGTAGGCGGCGGTATTACAGGTAAAGGTGCGCATGTTCTGGTTATCGATGATCCGGTAAAAAACCGAGAGGATGCGGAAAGCCCAAATAACCGTGAAGCAAATTGGGATTGGTATACGTCGACAGCATACACACGACTAGCCCCCGGGGGTGGCGTGCTTGTTATTTTGACGCGTTGGCATGATGACGATCTGGCAGGGAAGCTACTAAACGCTGCACAGGAAGGTGGTGATGAGTGGACTGTCGTTAAATACCCCGCTATTGCCGAAGAAAACGAAGAGTTTCGGGGTCACGGCGAAGCACTTCATCCAGAGAGATATGATGTCGAAGCGTTGCAACGGATACAGCGTGCGGTAGGCCCGCGCGATTGGTCTGCGCTGTATCAGCAGAATCCGGTTGCTGACGATGGCGACTATTTCTCACGCGACATGATTCAGTATTTTGACCCAGAAGATGTTGATCTGGATCGTATGAAGTTCTATTGCGCGTGGGACTTGGCAATTGGTAAGAAGGATCGGAACGACTATTCGGTTGGCATGGTCGTTGGCATCGACGAAATGGAACATATATTTGTAGTTGATGTAGTGCGCGGTCGTTTTGATGGTTTTGAGCTGGTCGAACAGATACTCGATATGTATGAAACATGGCGTCCGTCTATCGTCGGTATCGAGAAAGGCCACATAGAGATGGCACTTGGACCGTTCCTAGAAAAACGGGTAAGAGAACGCGGTCTATATGAAGCGTATTTCAAAGATCTGAAAACTGGGCGGCGAGATAAAGAAGCCCGCGCCAGAGCTATTCAGGGTAGGATGCAACAGGGAATGGTGCACTTCCCTAAAAACGAAGTATTCACAGGGCCATTAATTGCAGAACTACTACGTTTTCCGAACGGAGTCCATGACGATCAGGTCGATGCTTTGGCATGGATAGGTCTTATGATGACGGAGTTCAATGTCTTTACGGCACCAGTAATAAGAGAGCCATCTTGGAGAGACAGGCTTAATCACATGCTAAAGGGATCGGAGACTAGGTCACGATCCGCAATGAGTGCGTAATATGGCATATCAAAAAACAGGATCAAAATTAACTTCTGCTGAGCAGCAAGAAGTTGCGTCAAAGCAGTGGGACAGATATACACGCGCTCGTGACAATGGCCATCTTGAATATGTAGATATGGCCAAAAAATGTGATGCTTTTTATCGCGGTGACCAGTGGGACGAAACTGATGTAGCAGCTCTGGATGCCGAGGGAAGACCCGCTCTTACTATTAATACGGTTCTGCCAACGGTAAATACTGTATTAGGTGAGCAGTCCACGCGTCGAGCGGACGTGCGTTTTAAACCCCGCCGTGGTGGTGACGAAGAAGTCGCGCATACGTTGACCAAGTTGTACATGCAGATTGCTGACAACAACAAGCTCGACTGGGTAGAGCAGCAGGTCTTTAGTGACGGTTTGATCCTAGATGGACGCGGCTACTTTGATGTAAGAATGGACTTTAGCGATCACGTTGAAGGTGAAGTACGAATTATCGCAAAAGATCCGTTAGATATTCTCATTGACCCTGATGCCAAAGACTCTGACCCAGAGACTTGGAACGAGGTCTTTGAAACCAAGTGGATGACACTTGATGAGATAGAAGAGCTGTACGGCAAGAAGAAAGCCGAAGAGCTCCGCTTTATTGCTGAGAACGGCAATGGGTATGGACGAGATTCGATTGAGTATGAGGAAAACCGTTTTGGAGATCTCGACTCAACAGACGATTATCTGGGGGCAGGTATACCGGGAGACGACGAGTATCGTAACGTTAGAGCGCTGCGTGTTATAGAAAGACAGCACAAACGTATGACTCGTGTTATGTGTTTTGTAGATCCAGAAACTGGTGATCAGCGCGACGTTCCCGAACCATGGTCGGAAGCTAAGGCGAAAAAATTTGCCAAGAAGTACGGCTTAAATGTAATAAGAAAAGTAAAACGAAAAGTCAGATGGACAGTTACTTGTGATCGGGTTGTGTTACATGATGACTGGTCACCTTACGACGGTTTCACTGTTGTTCCATTCTTTGCATATTTCAGGCGCGGTAGACCATTTGGCATGGTGCGTAATCTGCTGTCGCCGCAAGAACAGTTAAACAAGATAGCTAGTCAAGAACTGCACATTGTAAATACCACGGCCAACAGCGGCTGGATGGTAGAGAGCGGTTCGCTGGTTGGTATGTCAGCAGACGATCTAGAAGAACACGGAGCCGAGACCGGGCTTGTGCTTGAGTATAACCGTGGTTCCTCCCCGCCCGTGAAGATTCAGCCGAATCAGATTCCTACTGGTTTGGACAGAATAAGCCAGAAAGCGGCGCTAAATATAAAATCTATTAGCGGCATTAATGATTCTATGCTGGGCACTGACAGTGCCGAAGTATCCGGTGTTGCGATTCAGGCCAAGCAGAATCGTGGCGCGATCATGATCCAAGTGCCATTGGATAATTTACGTAAGACACGACAATATCTTGCTGAGCACATACTTAAGTTGTTGCAGACGTTCTACACCGAACGGCGAGTAATAATGGTCACTGACGAAGAAGATCCGCTCAAGCCGCGCGAGCCAATGGTCCTGAACGAGATGACCCCCGAAGGGCGCATCATTAACGACCTTACGCTTGGTGAGTATGATGTAGTTATTGCATCCGCACCTGCTCGTGACTCGTTCGACGAAGTACAGTTTGCTGAAGCCCTTAACTTGCGTCAGGTTGGGGTCGCTATTCCTGACGATGCCATCATTGAGTACTCGCATCTTTCAAAGAAGGAGGAGCTGGCAAAACGCATTCGCATGTTGACTGGTCAGGAACCACCAACTCCAGAGCAGGCAGAAGTTATGGCCATGCAGCAACAGATGGCTATTCAGAAGTTGCAGCTTGAGATTGCTCAGCTTGAAGCGGATGTGAGAAAGACACAGTCTGATGCGGCGGTCAACATTGCCAAGGTACAAGATATGACTGATGTTCAGCCACAAATGCGCTTGACTGAACTGCAAACGCAGATTGATACTAAGCGTGAGGAGTTGCAATTGCGCCGCGATCTTGCTGCTGTAACTAATGAGACTCGCATGGGTCAAGCAGAAACGAATGCTGCAACCAGAATTGCTGCAACGGCTATGCAGACTGCTGCAAAGCGGCCAAAGCAGACAGATATACCTAACTTTCGTAACCCCTAATAGGAGATTAGCTTATGGCTAAGAAGGACAGCGTAGAAGATCAGTTTGATCAAGTATTCGATGTCATGCCCGGTGCTGAATACGATACTGAGGAGGTCGAATCTGTTGACATGAACTTTGGGCTAGGAGAAGAGGAGCCTGAAGAAGAGGAGACAGAAGAAACGGAGCAGCCAGAAGCGGCAGAGGCCGAGGAAGAGCCCGTTGTAGCTGAAGAAACTACTGAAGAAACTGCCGAAGAAACCGCTGGAGAAGAGGAACCAGAGGCAGAAGAGCCGGTTGCAGAAGCTGAGCCCGAACCTGAATCGGAGTTAGAGCCTGAAGCGGCACCCGAACCTGAGAAAAAAGAACACATGGTTCCTAAATCACGACTTGACGAGGTATTGCAGAAGCAAAAAGCCTTGCAAAAGCAAGTCGAGGATATGAAGAAGGCGACAGAACCCAGCGAGAACGCGCCAGATCCTTACAATTTCGACGAAAAAGAGCGCGAATACATGAATTTAGTGCTCGATGGCAAGGAAGAAGACGCTGTTAAGCTCCGCCAAGAGATCCGAATAGCCGAAAAAGCACAGCTTGAGTTCGAGATGAACGAAAAAATGCAGCAAACTGTGCAACATAACGCACAAGCTACTGCGTTACAGGCTGCTGCAAACGAGCTTGAGGCTAATTTCCCGGTTTTTGACCAAAATTCTGCCGAATACAACGAAGAGTTTACCCAAGAAGTTATAGGGCTACGTGATGCGTTTATCATGCAGGGCTTTGATGCGGTAGATTCGCTAATGAAAGCGTCAAATTTTGTTATCAAAACACATGATCTTGCAGCTCCGGAGCCCGCAACCAGTACTTTAGACGCGCCGACTGCACCAAAAGCGAGGCAATCAGACGAAGTGGCCAAAAAACGAGCTGAAGTAAGCAAAAAACTTAAAGCTGCAGAAGCACAACCGCCAGAATTGCCCGGTGAAAGCTCTGCATCTAGGGGCGAAAAGGCTATAGACGTGACAACTATGTCTGAGGATGAGTTTAACGCGCTACCAGCGGGTACTATTCAGCGATTGCGAGGGGATGTTTTGTAATGGCGAAAGAAAAAGACCCTAGACTTGCGAGAGCGGGCGTATCAGGCTTCAACAAGCCTAAACGCACCCCCTCCCACCCTAAAAAGTCGCATATCGTAGTAGCAAAAGAGGGAGATAGGGTCAAGACAATTCGTTTTGGGCAGCAGGGGGTAAAAACTAATCAAACAGCCGGTCAGAGAAAGGCATTTAAGTCTCGTCATGCCAAGAATATCTCGAAAGGAAAGATGTCTGCGGCTTATTGGGCGAATAAAGTTAAATGGTCTCCTAGTAAGACGAAGTCTCCGTCTACTAAGTGGAAAAAGGGTAGTTGATATGGCTAAAGGTGTACCGCATTATTTTCGGGATGGCAAAAAACATTCAGGTGGCACTCATAAGATGCCTGATGGTACTGTACATTCTGGTAAATCTCATGGGGCCTCTTCCAAGAAGCTCTTTCATTTAAATGAGCTGTCCAAGACAGCAAAGGAGAAAGCTATGAAAGGTATGAAAAAACCCCCCGCACCGAAAAAGAAAGCGGCACCGAAGAAGAAAAAGAAAGCGGCACCGAGAAGAAGTGGAGGTTACTGATGCCTAGCGGAAAAGGAACGTACGGAAAAAAAGTAGGTAGACCTCCAGCCAAGAAAAAAACACCAGCTAAAAGGATCGTGCAAAATATGGCAATTGATCCCGTTACTGGCAAACGTCGTCCTATGACAGAAGCAGAAAAAATGCGAAGGGCGAGAAAAATTAAAAATATGACTAACAATCAAAAAGGGAGAATGCGTCCTAGCAATAAGCGACCTATGACAGCTAAAGAGAAAGCCGCACTTATGGCCGCTATTAAATCAAAGCCTTCTACTATGCGTAAAAAGAAGAAGTAACATGGCCGATAAGAAACCCAAACCAAAGATGTATACGCAGGCGCAAGTAGACAAAATGCTTGCGGCGGCGCGTAAACAGGCAAAGAATCCCATCCCTTCTGTGAAAAAACAGTCTGCTATGAAAAAGAAGATTGCACAGGAAGCGATGGATAAGAAAATGAAAACAGCGGCCAAACGTAAGCGAGTGAACTAATGGCTCGTAGAGACGAAGCCAAGTGGAAGCGCATCGTTGCTTCTGTTAAGGCCGGTTCCAAGGGCGGAAAGCCGGGGCAGTGGAGTGCCAGAAAAGCGCAACTTGCCACGCAGCGCTATAAAAAGTCAGGGGGTACATATAGCGGCCCCAAGACAAAAGCGCAGAAGTCACTTTCTAAGTGGACCAAAGAGAAGTGGGGTACAAAAAGCGGTAAAAATAGCACTCAAGGTAGCAAGGCTACCGGAGAGCGGTATTTACCGAAGAAAGCGCGAGATGCGCTGAGTAAGAAAGAATATGCGGCTACTAGTCGCAAGAAGCGTGAGGATACTAAGAAAGGCAAGCAGTTTTCTAAGCAGCCAAAGCGCATTGCTAGGAAAACTTCTAGGTATAGGTAGGCTTGCCACTTCATATCCCTAACGTTACTATGAATATACTTTCGTATGCCTGAACGATAGAGGGCCGTGTCGTACACGTAAAAAACGACTTTCGCCTGCATAGGCGTAAAATCTGTCGAGGTCGCACCTCGTAAATCAGCGCTAGTTCGTCGCCTCACGATACGGGGAAACGGATTAGCCGCTCCTAAAAAGTCGGCTATGAGCGGGCGTATGCCCAACTTAAACGCAAAAGGAGGCCTATCATGGCTTTAACTAATTTTGCGGCGCTGACTTCCAACCAGCTAACCGCATGGAGTAGGGATTTCTGGCGAGTCGCTAGAAATGCGTCTTTCATCAATCAGTTTGCAGGATCTGGCTCTAACGCCATGGTTCAGCGAATTACTGAGCTCACCAAGTCAGAGAAAGGTACTAAAGCGGTACTGACCTTGCTCGCAGACATGACCGGAGATGGTATTACTGGTGACAACACTCTGGAAGGTAATGAAGAAGCTCTGCGAAGCTACGACCTTACCATCGAGCTCGATCAGCTGCGTTTCGCGAACCGAATCGCTGGCCGATTGGCCGACCAGAAATCAGTTGTCAACTTCCGTGAGACTTCTCGCGACATGTTGGCTTATGCCATGGCTGACCGTATGGATCAGTTGGCATTTTTGACGCTGTCTGGTGTGGCATATACCCACAAGACGAACGGTGCCTTGCGTACTACGTCATCGTCTACGGGCCACGAGTTGGTAGATCTTGAGTTTGCCTCAGATGTATCAGCACCCACTTCGTCCCGGCATTTGCGCGTAGATGTTTCCGGTAGTACTTCAACACTGGAAGCTGGCGACACAACTGCAGTTGCTGCAACTGACAAGATCTCATATCGCGATATTGTTAATCTGAAGGCTTTTGCTAAAGATCAATACATTCGCGGCATGCGTGGTCAGGGTAACCAAGAGCTGTTCCACATGTTCGTTACTCCGCAACAGATGGCTGACCTGAAGCTCGATTCAGACTTCTTGGCCAACGTCCGTAACGCGGGTGTTCGTGGACCAAACAACGAGCTGTTTGCTGGTACCGGCTCGCTGATGGTTGACGGCGTAATGATCCACGAGTTCCGACACGTCTTCAGTACTGAAGGTGCTACTGCCGGTGCTTCTGGTAATGCTGGCGCAGCTGGCTACAAGTGGGGTGCTAACGCAGATGTTAACGGAGCTCGCGCTCTGTTCTGTGGTGCACAGGCACTTGCAATGGCTGACATCGGTCTCCCAGAGATCGTTGAAGATACTTTCGATTACGAGAACCAAGCTGGTATCTCTATCGGTAAGATCTTCGGTCTGCGTAAGCCTAAGTACAACAGTGATGTAACTAGTAACGTGCAGGACTTCGGCGTTATCTGTCTCGACACTGCTCAGTAAGACTGACACACCCCCTCTTCGGAGGGGGTTCTTCTTTAAGGATTAATTTTATGAAAGTGATTTCCGATCAGGATTTAAGAGTAGCCACACTTACCGGAGCAGTTGTTTTGTTTAAAGCTGGTGTGGAGCGAGAAGTTAGCGACGAAATTGGTTTAGTCGCTATTCAATCTGGCGCAAAGCAGGTTGGCGATAGTGCACCTACTGCAGAAGTTGTAGTTGAGGAAACAGTCACTGTAACTGTGGAAGAGCCCGCAGTAGAGCCTTCAGCAGACTTAATTGATGCTATGAACGCTCTTATAGAACAGGCTAATCCAGATGATTTCAAAGCGGATGGTTCTCCTAAAGCAACAGCTGTAAACAGAGTGGCTGGAAGAACTGTCCAACAAGACGAGCGCGAACAGGCTTGGGAACAAGCTCTTAACTCATAGGTACACTAGATGGCGGTTACAGTCCAAAGTGTTATAGATAGAGTGCAGGCTACTCTGCAAGATACCTCTGGTATCCGTTGGTCATCTACAAACGAGCTGGTTTTGTGGGTTAACGACTCACAGCGTGAAATAGCTTTAATAAAACCGGATGCAACCGCTACTAATACTACAGTTACCCTAGCGACAGGTACGAAACAAACAATTCCTGCAGCGGGTAATCGTCTGTTGCGCGTCATTAGGAATATGTCTGCGGCTAGTGGTGGTACTGGCAGACGAACTATTCGTCTAGTAGGCCGAGAAATACTAGATGCACAGACGCAAGATTGGCATGACCCTGCAGTTACGGGCGATGCAGCACATGGACCTGTAGTGAAACACTACATGTATGACGAGGCTGACCCCCGTAACTATTACGTATACCCGGGTGTTAGTGGTAACGCTTACATAGAAATCGTGTACTCCGCCAATCCAGCGACAGTAACGTTATCTGACAACCTAGCTGTACCCGACATTTACGCTAATGCTGTTATGAATTACGTGCTTTTCATGGCTTACATGAAAGAAGCAGAAGTGGCAGACAATGCTCAGCGGGCCGCTAATCACTATCAGTTGTTTGTGACTAGTGTAGCGGGCAAAGATCAGATAGATGCTTTACGAACACCTAACGTCACACTTTCCGTAAATAGAGCGGTGGCTTAAATGGCGGTAACCTTATACGAAGATCTGCTACCTGAAATCATTCCTATGGTTCCCGGTTGCCCTGACTCTTTAATAGAGACTTATGTCCGCTCTGCTCTTATAGAACTGTGCGAAAAAGCCGGTGTTTATCAGCGAGAGCTAGACCCAGTTACGACGGTAGCTAATCTCTACGAGTACGATTTAGAGCCGCCAGATAACACCGTTGTAGACAAGATATTGTGGGTAGTGCACAAAGGCAAAGACCTTGAGGCGATTACAACTGGCTTGTTAGAGCGTCGTAAACCTAAGTGGCGAGATTCTGACAGAACAGGTGAGCCAGAATACTTTATAAAAGCTAGTCAGAAGACATTCTTTCTAGTGCCTGTGCCTAATGAAACAATCGTTTCTAGTACTGTATTGCGAGTTCAGTTGAAGCCAACGATTACGTCAGTTTCTTGTGACACTGAAGTAATGACTGATTACAGAGATACGATAGTCAACGGCGCATTACTTAGACTACTGCGTCTGCCCAGTAAAGAATGGACAGATTATGCAGGAGCAGGAGTATATGGTCAGCTATTTGCGCAAGGTGTTCTTGATGCTGAACGCAAATCTAGCGGTATAGATATGCCAGTAGCAAGGAAGGTCCGGTACGGAGGAGTTCACCGGTCGCACAGTCTTTCTAGGAAGAAGTATGGACGAGAAATTGCATGAGCCAGTATTTGCTGACATACGCGAAAATTGGTCTTGGGTTAGGCCGGGTTTGGAAGAGATTATTGAGGAAGATCCGTTCTTGGATGTCCTCCCCGAAGACGTATACACGGCGTGCAAAACAGAAAATGCACAGCTTTGGGTTACGGATGCTGGGTTTGTTGTGACAACAGGACTAACAGATCCGTATACAAACAAACGAACCCTGCTTATTTGGTTTGCTTGGGCGAAGCAAAAAGGCAGGAACATAGCTGCCGAGTGCGTTGGTTTTTTTGAACAAGCTGCTTATGACGCAGGTTTTAGTTTTTTAGAAGTTCGCACTAGACATGAGCAGTTAGGTAGTTACATAGAAAGTTCAGTTGGTTGGGAGCGGGAAACCGTCGTTTACAGAAGAGATATACGAAATGGGTAGCAAACCAAAAGCATCGGACTACCAACCAAGCGAAGCTGACAAGGCTAGTGCGTCGGTTGCGTTGGCTGAGTATCAGTACTTTAAGCAGAAGTATGACCCGTTGCTGCAGAAGATGCGTGACAAGTCTATGGTAGAAGACCCCGCATCACGTCTCAGGGGTCGCGCTAGTGCAGACGTTATGCAGGCACTTACTTCTGATCCTAACTATCGCAATACTCAGTTAAGTGATTTACCCAGTGATATGAACAAGGCGTTGCAAGGACAGCAGCAGCAAGCGACTGCTGCTGGCAAAGGTATACAGAACACGATGCGAACCAACGTACTCGGCACTGCTCGTGGCCAAGCGGCTGATGCGCAGACTGGTATGGCTCAAGCAGCACGACTCGGTACTTCTAAGGCTTTAGCTAGCGCAGCGGCTAAGCAGCAAGAAAGAGATGCAAGGTTGGGTGCGGCAAGCCAGTTGATATTCGCAGCTGGTGCACAAGGCATGGATAATTTAGGAAGTGGCGGGAGTTTCTTTAGGCCTATGGGTGCAGACGGTAAGCCTGTTACTGGATTTAAGAATAGGTATAACTATTCAATAGGCGCTCCACCTCCAGAACCTGAAGAGCCTGAATATGTTGGGCCAACACTAAGGTATACATAGTGATAAACATCGGCAATATAGATCCTGACCTTATAGAAAGGTATAGGGCAGGTGATCTAAACATGGGTAACGCAACTGTTAATACAACTGGTGCAGCAAACGGTGGTGGTGGAGGTGCTGGAACAGGAGGCGGTGCAGGCCGTGGAGGAGCAGGCGCGAATAGCGGAACAAATTTACCCGTAGTCACTGACCCCGAAAAGACTTTTGCAGACATTACCCGTCAGGAGTACTTGGATTACATAGCAAACTATCGAGACTTTGAAGAGGGTCTGATAAATCAAGCGACAACGGATACCAGTTTGATAGATCAAGCGCGAGCTGATAGAGAGAGTGCATCAGCGCTTACTGCTGGTATTGCTGCACGTAATAGAAGTCGATATGGAGCAGCATTGACACCTGTACAGCGACAGCAACAGCAGCGCCGGTTGCAGCTTGGCAATACGCTTGGCGGTATTCAGGCAGTAAGTGACGCCAAGATTGCTCAAAACGAAGCCAATACACGGTTGTTAGCGGATCTGATCAATATCGGACAAGGCGTAAACAGGTCTAGCCAAAGTCAGTTGGGTCAATCTGCTGCAAACAAGGTACAGCTAGATAATGCCTACAGACAGGCGCAAGCAAGTTCTAGAGCTCAGACAATGAACACAATCGGAACGGCGGGGTCTCTGGCTATTCTGGCGTTCGCACTTTAGGGGTAGATGATGGCACAGGGAATTGCAGAAGGTGCACTTGGAGCGTTACAGCTGTTCCAGCAAATGTCTGGGCAACGCATAGACCGTCAACAAGCTCGTGACGAATTAGCATACCAAAAAGAATATGACGCACGTCGCTTAGGCCAGATAGATAGAGAAATGGGCCAGCGAGAGAGAGCTTTAAGTATTGATGAAGATAATACCGAAATTCGGAGAGGCGAACTAAGTATAGCTGAAGCGGCAGCAGCACGGGATCAATACAATTTTGATGCTGGTCTTTCGCAGGAAGCTGCACAAGGGATATATGCTTTTGGTTTACAAGAAGGTTTTATCGATCCTATCACTAATCGTCGTACACCAGAGTTTGATGCAGCTTTACGAGCAGGGGACACTAGAGCCAGTAATTTTTTAAGTCAAATACAAGGAAGACACAAAGAGCGATATGCTGAAGGCTTTGTACCTGACACATTTGATTTTAAATCTAATCCCGGTTCTGTCATATCCAGTAGCAGTGCTGGGGGTGTGGTAACCCTAAACGCTACAAGTGAAGCAAATGATCCAATAGTACCTCTGGATGAAAATACTTTTTTTACTGGTATTGAAAACGACATCATAGATTTAGTTTCGGACGCTACCGGAGATAAAGCATTAAGGCTCGTTGCCCAGAAACAGGTTGCTGGCAAGGCATTGACTAGAGCAGAGGCGCGACAAGCAGACGAAGAATCGCAGGCGCTCGTTAAGCAGACTATCGCTAGAGAAATCTATGCAACTAGCGGTATCCAAGCTGGTAGAGAGTTTGAAGCAATGGTTGCTTCAGCAAAAACCCCTGAAGAAAGACGCAAACTTTATAAGGCGCTTGCAGATGACTTTGGAATAGAGCTGCCAGAGTTTACGTCTGAAGATCAGCAACCACCTGAACTTATTGGGCAAGACACAATGTTCCAAGAACCGGCCCCTCAAGTCTTTTTGCCGGGGGAAAGACGCACCGCGACACTTCTTGCTCCATCTGAGGTTGAAGAAAACGAAACGCGACGTAGAGTAGTAGCCTTAGACTCTAGAATCGAGCGACTTACCGCTGAAGCAGATTCTGTAACAAACTTAAAAAGAAGGAGGAATTTAGAAGAAAAAATTTCTGAAAAAACTAAAGAAAGGGATGATTTGGTGCGTAGCGCCAATAAAAAACAATTTGAAAAAGTATCGACAGATCTCGAAAAAGCAAAAGAATCGCTTGCAGGCGCAAGACCCGGTCGCAAATCGTATTGGGAAGGAGAAGTACAAAGACTGGAAAATCAAGTTGCTGAGTTTACAAAAGCAGGTGTCGATACTCCTGTTACTGAAACAGACGGTTGGAAACAGCTAGAAGCAGATGTTCTGACTAGAATAGAAGGTCTGTCCCCTCAAGAAGTTGATGATCTTGTTGACCGAGGTTTGCTGACATTTACACCGGAAACGACAGCAGCGTTACGGCAACGTGCTCTAGAGTTAGAAATTAATTCCCTTTCTGATATTAAGAAACTACCTACCAGAGAAGAGCTAGCGTTTAGAGCGATCACAAGCGTGTTTGCAGAAGATCCGACTGCCCGCGAAAACTCCAGAAGAGAAATAGATAATCTTGTTGAAGCTGGTTTCGCGGGGATGGATAGATATGAAATGGAGTCCGCACAGACTAATCGGATAAACGCTGAGACTTCACGCATGAACGCACAGACAAGCGCAGCTGCGGAAGCACGGCAAGCAAATCCAGATTTAGCCTCTAATGCAATAGAGTTTAGTCAGGAACTTTCTGAAAATATGTTTCAGGCTCTCGAAGGTGAAGATGCGCAAGGCGCTAGATCGGCCATGGCAAGATACTTTGGCCCAGCTGTTACAGAGCTTGAGAGATATATGCCCCGCAGGGGAAATCCGACTGGAGATCCAAATGCCCTAAGAATTGCTTATCAAGGAATTAATGCAGCTGTCAGTAGGGCGTTCTCACAGGTCGCGGCGGATGGACTTGGAAATACTTTGGTAGAGGATTTTGTTGGGTTGTTTACGTTTAGTCCTTCTGGAGAGCCCGCAGATTTTGATTTAGCGAATGTAAGCATTAATCCGGCAGGCAATAAACTTAGTTATCTTGGCCCCGATGGTACAGAGCAAGGAGAGCCGGTGTCAGTAGGAGCGCTAAGAAATCAATTCCCAGATGAGGCAGTAGAGCTCTTGGTCAAAGCAGCAAAAGCTAATGTCGCGCTTGCAAGAGCTGGTAGTCAGTAGAGGCTTATGTGTCTACCGAAGCGTTTAAACAGTTCCTAGAAGCGACTGAAGAAGGTGCTATTCGAGAAGCCCGTCCTCGTATCGCGCCTGAAATAACAGAGCCTTTAGCCCCTACTAATCTTACCGAAACATTTTCTCGTGGCCTGCAGTCAGGGGCGCAAGGACTACGCACTGACGTTGAGTATTTTAAGGCGTTAGGTAACACGCTTGTTGGCGACGAGGAAGCTGCGTCTAGGGCGATAGAACAAGCTAGATATAGCGAAGAGCTTTCTGCGCCGACATTAGCTGGCATTCAAACTTTTGAAGAGTTTCTGGATCAGCCCACTTTTAGTGGATTTCTTACTCAAGCAACTAGATCTGTAGGGCAGCTGGCCCCTTCTGTAGTTACTACTATTGCTGGTGCTGGTATCGGAGGTGTTACAGCCGCAGTAGGAAGGGGGACTTTGTCTGTAGCAGGACGCGCCGCTGCAAAACGACTAGCAACTGATTCATTACAAAGAACTGCAAAGGGTGTCGCTACTCCTGATGAGCGGCGTCTTGCCGATGAGATGTACAAATACTTTAGGAGGGGCGCTGTAACAGGTGCTTTTGGTTCTGAATATGTACCGCTATCTGGTAGTAACTTGTCGGAAGCCCTTGATGCCGGAAAGGAGTTAGACAGAGGGCAAGCGTTGCGTGCTGCGACTGTAGGTGTCCCTCAAGCCGCGATTGGTGTTGGCGGCGAAATAGCTTTGCTTAGGTTAGTTGGCAACGTTGCCGCTAAACGAGCTGTTACTGATAAAGCTGGCGGAGGTATGTTTAAAACGCTGGCCGGTGATATTAGCCGTTCCGCGCTAAAAGGTGGCGCAATAGAAGGCAGTACTGAACTAATTCAGGAAGGAATTAGCGTAGCTAACAGGTTTGACCTAGACGATGATTTTACTGCTGAAGAGGCAAGGTTACGTTTAGCGGAAGCAGCGTTTGCTGGTTTCTTGGGTGGTAAAGCAGCAGGTGCTGCAGGCGGAACAGTTGGTTCTGTGTTTAGACAGGCAAGAGAGCGACTGTCTCAAGCACAACAGCAACGTGTCGACGATCAAATAAACACTGAGCAATTTGGTGAAACTGATAGCGGTGTAACTACAGCAGAGCCAGAAGCTGATTTAGATGCTCAGCTTGCTGCCATTCACGATCCTAATAGTACTAAGAAAGCCGTTTGGGTTGCTGGTGAGCAAGGCAGGCAAAGATTCCCCGAAGATGGTCGATACGAGCAAGACGGCAAAGTCTTCTACGCACGTTACATACCCGGTAAAGGCACCATCGTTACTAAAGAAGAAGCGCTTGCTGACGAGGTTGTTAAATCAGGCGCTGACGATGCATCTCTTGCAGCAGCGTTAGGGTACACAACTACAAAACCTGAAGGTGCTGAGCTTGTAGTACAGGCGCTAGACCCCCAAGGTAATGTTGTTTCAGAAGAATTAACTACTGCTGCAAATCTTGAGGCCGCAAAAAATAACGCTGAGCAACTATCCCCTATTTTTCAGTATCGAGTAGTAGCGTTAGATCAGGCTCTAGAACGTCGAAAGCAAAAATTAGAAGCAGAACAAGCTGGCCAAACAGAGTTTGATTTTGGTGACACCGATCCAGAGGTTGATGAGTCTGAACTCCGCGCCATGGAGTTTGATGACTATGATTACGATGAGGATGACGTAAATGTTCCTCAGTCATTTGTTGAGGATATTGGCGAACAAGATTCTTTTCTGACTTTTGAAGAGCTTAGAACTCGTGAGTTACAAGAAGCAGGTCTTATAGAATCAGAAGACGCTGGTCCTACGCCACTTGAGCGGCAACAAGATGCAGTAGAGTCAGCAGAACTTGACCGCGATGACATGCTGCTTGTTGGTAGATACAAGCCTCGTGTACAGAGAGAACTATTCGAGACTGAAAAGAAAGCCCGGGAAGAGTTTATTGCTGAGATTGGGAACGATAGTCGAATTGAATCATTTACCGAGGCTTTGCTTAAAGCAGCAGTCAGAGAGCAACGTGCTACCCCCGGTGCGGTTATAGATATAGTACTTAGGGACGGCGTATATGAAGTAAGAAAAACATTTCCCGGCGAAGAAACATTTATCTTCAACAAAGGGAAAAAACAAGAACGATTACCTATAAAACAGTTTTTAGCCAGAGCGATACAGTACGCCCAACGCGCCAAACCAGAGAGGCGTAATGTACGTTTGGTAAAACCTGATGGAAGTTCTGTAGAGATTAGCCTTTTTGATCTAATGCAGGCAGGTAGGAGTTTATTACGAACTAGAGAAAATACTGAGTTTGTGGGTGGGGCTGGCACATTAAATACTAATAGAGCGGCTCTTTCTGAAATCTTAACTGAATTAGCTATATACAAAGAAGATGTAGAGTTTAACGTTGAGTTAAGCAATCTTTTAGGTGACGAAGTCGGCGGTGTATTGCGATATGACATTACCGACACAAACGGAGTTAGTTTACTTAATCGCAATAATTATGATTACACGGTTATACCTAAGTCTGAAGCAAAGGAAGGTCAAAAAAGAATTAACAAATATAGGTATAACCGCTTCAAAGGTGAAAATTCTGTTGTCTACACTCAAAAGTCTTCATCTATTTCCGGTCTGGGCACCAAGAAAGAAAAAGTTGGCAAACAAAAGACTAAAAATGTAACCATTAATTTTCTCCTAGGTCGTGGAGTACGAGGTTCAGAAGCTACCTCTACTGGTGATTTTGATCCTGACCAAGAAAAAATAGTTGAGGAAACTACAAGGTTTACTGACCCAGAAACAGGAGCAAGAGTTACTCAAAAAGAAAGGATTGATCCTGACGAAGATGTAGAGAAGGACATAGCTCAAAGAGCTGCTGATCCTGACATGCAAACTTCTGAAATAGGTTTAGATGAACCATCTCCCGAAGAACGAGTTAGAGCAAACGAGCCTTTGCGCGGGGCTGGACCAATTTCTCCCAGTACTGACACGGGTAGAGGGCCAACACCCCCATCTTGGAAAGACAGCAGACTTACTAAAGCTGTCGTCGACGGATTGCTTGCCTTAATTAATCTGGATCAACGACCCCAGATCATAAGCATGGCGGAGTTATCTAATTCTACGGACGAAGAAGTTCGCATTTTGTACGTTCGCGAACCTGCTGTTGCCTCAAGCATTATTGCACTACGCAACAAGCTAAATGACAGTAAGACTATGTATGGTCTTTATGACCGTTCTACTAACGTAATAGTGGTTAAAGAGACTGGTAACGAAGTTTTTGATTCGCTTTTAATAGCGCATGAAGTAGGGCATGCATTGTTTAGACAAGAGCAAACTCGCGCTATGCGTAACCCTGCTTTACGTAAGCGACTCGAAGCATCTTACAAACGAAGCAAGTTTTATAAAAATTATAAGCAGCTAGGTGGAAGCTATGAACTTGGCTTTGAAGAGTGGTATGCAGATCAGGTTGCTAAGTGGGCTACTAAGAAGTTTATAGATCGCCAAGCCAAGAATATGGTAGAGCGACACTTTAAAGAATTAGTTAATAAGATTAAGGCTTTGTTCAAGAGCTTTACGTCTGAGTCGTTCCAAAGAAGGTTTGCAGGTATAACTACCAAGAATTTTGTTAGCCCTACTTTCAATCAATATATGGAACATCTCACCGTGCGTAATGCTAAGTATGCGCGGCGGCTGGAAATCAAACGGCGTATGGGTGAGGCACCGGCTGTGTACACAGGTGCTACGCCTGAAGCACAGCCTGCGCCTACAGGACGTGGGCAGGCAAGGGCCGAGTCGCCTATTTTGTCAGGCATGTCTCAAGAGCAATTAGAAAATCTACAGCTTCCCGGCTACGGAATAATTCCATATGAGTCTTATGGTGCGATTGCTGACACGCAAAGCGTTGCTAACCCACAGAATGCTACTGAAGATGCGCAGGCAGAAGCGCCTTCTCCCACTATGGAGCAGATACAAAGCGAAGCTACTGAGCAGCCTGCTGCACAACCTGCACAACCTGCACAACCTGCACAACCTGCAGCCACACCGCAACGGCAGAGAGCAACTAGAGCTGCACAACAGCGATCCAAGAAAAGACGCGATCCGGCGGCTGAACAAGAGCAAGCTGTTAAGAACGTAACAGAAGTAGCTCAATCACATGCTGCTGATGCTAATACCTTGACAGTGCAACAAACTTTGTTTGATGACCTGAACGAAGATACTTCAAAGATACCGGGCTATAACTCTATTAAGAGGGCATACGAAAGCAATCTAGTAAAAGATATTGTTGGTGCTATTCGCAGCGTGCTGCTTCCGGCTGACAATATATTGCGAAAAGTTGCAGGTGATGAGATTGCCGATCAGTTCTATGTGCGATCTCAAGACTTAGTTTCTCGTGGAAAACTGGGTTTTTTGAGAGCAGTTAATACAACAGTTGGACGCTGGAAGAACAGGTTTGAAAAAGAAATAGGTAGTTTAGAAGACCCTGAAATACAGGCTGGGTTTGAAGAAGCATTTAGTGGTAAACCCACTGCAGAACTAAAAGGTAAGGCGAGAGCTATACGAGAGTATTTAGAAGCGTTTTACGATGAGTATATTGATAGGAGTAACACTGATATTGGTAAGCGTCCCGACTACTTTCCTATATCGTTAAACCTGTTTGAGATTACACAACGCTCAGAAGAATTTAAACAGTTGTTAATGCGTGAAGATCCCACGCTTAAAGAAGAAGATGTAGATAACATAATTAAGTATTTTGTAGAGCTAACACAAAGCAGCGCTACACAACCCGCTATAAATTCTACAGCTCCGTCTGCTGCAGTTGAGCAGATGATTAGGCTTACAAAAAATGTAGATAGATCAGCACTGCGCGATTTCGTAAATCCGCCTGATCTTGCATTTATTGATTACATGCGCCATGTAATTAAGCGCGTTGAGTTTAATAGAGCAACAGGTGGTCCTGATGCATTGAACGCTCGTTTAGCAAAGCTCGATCCGGAAAATAGAGTTGTTGCAGAAGAAATTATTAGAACTTACCTTGGCTATCAAAAAGCACCACTCAGTCCGTGGATGCGAAAATTAAACAGCTGGGGCCAGTTTTTACAGTTCATAACAATTCTACCTTTTGCCACGATTGCATCACTGCCTGATTTAGCTGGGCCAATAATTAACCATAAAGATTTTAGTGGTCTTTGGGCAGGGATAAAGCAAGTTGGCGCAATGGTTAAAAACAAACAAGAAGCGCAACAGTTAGCCAGAGACATAGGTGTCGTAACTAGTGAAACCGTTGCTAATGCATGGGTGACTCAAGCCGAACAAGACTTTATGGACCCAACTGTACGCAAGTTGTCTGACGGTTACTTTAAATTAATAGGTCTTGATTGGTTTACTAAGTTTAGCCGAGAGTTTGCTTCTGGTATGGGAGTGCAGTTTTTGTTGAAACACGCCCGTAATGAAGACGGTAATCCAAATTCTGCGCGTTATCTGCAAGAGTTAGGTGTTACCCCAGAAGAAATTTTAGCGTGGAACGAGAACAAAAGTTTTGACACCCCAGAAGGCGAAAAAGTAAGAGATGCATTAGCAAGATTCGTAGAGTCGTCGATTATGCGACCAAATGCTGCAGAGCGTCCTGTATGGGCATCTGACCCAAGATGGGCGTTGGTATGGCAGTTGAAAGGCTATTTCTATAGTTACTACAAAACGATTGTAGGTGGTGTACTACGCGAAGGTAAAAT